TAGCAAATTTTTTAATGATGAAAGTATTATTAGATTTAGATGAGCTAATTAAATATGGTTTTTTTATATTAATAGATGCTAATTTGATTCTGCTTATATTATTTATTGGAGATGATAATAAAAAATTGCTGTTAGTTGCTGGTACAGCAGTTTCTAATAATGAATTATTTTTGGCTCTAAATAAGGTATTAAAATGTAAATAATTATAAATATTATAATTTTCAATATGTTCTTCATCTCTTTGAATTAAATCATAAATATTGTAACTATCATTATCTTGTGTAAATAAGTCATTGGTACTTGTATTATCATTATCATCTTCATTATCTTCATCATTATTATTAGTATTCATATTTTCCATAGTTTCAATAATATTAGCAAAATCAGGTAAAATATTTTCATTAGGATTTTCGTTGTAATTATCTAATAATCTGTTTTGAATATTTTCAAAAAATTCACGTAGGTTTTCGTTATCTTGAAAATAGTTATTGTTTAAAAAATTTATAGTATTGATTACATCATCTTTTGTGTAATCGTTAGGTAATTCTAATAGTTCTTCTAATTCTTGATTACTATAATCATCTAAATTTGTGTTTATATTAGCATTCATAATTATATAATAAATACATTTATTTATTAAATCGAAATTTTATATAATCATTTAAAATTTTGTAATAGTTTAATTCTTTATCATTTTTAATGTGTTTTGGTATAATTTGTATTCCTTGACCTCTTTTGCAGTGAAATGCTGATTTAAATATTAGATCTTCTAATTTTTTAATAATAATTAATTCGTAGCTAGTGAATTCATTTTTATCAATTCTATATTTTGATTTGTAAGTGTATCTGTTATAGTTTCTATCAGTATAAATTTTGTATTTTTCTTTTAAATAAAGTTTATTTTTAATTAAACCAATACCTTCAATATGATTTGAAGAATTATTCATTTCTAAAACAATTAATTCTTCATTAGGTAATATATTTTCTGTTATTTTAACTGGTGAAGAATAAATACAAATAATTTTATTATTTTCTCTAAATTTTTTATTTTCCAAGTAAGTTTGATTATTGAATCGTGTAACACATATTTCCATTTTGCAATGTAATTTTTACTGGATTAATTTATTCAATTTTTAAAAAAAATATAAATAATAGTGTATTATTATTTATATTATTATGAATCAAGAATTGCAAGCAGTTCAATTAGATGAAGAACTTTTGGCAGAAAGAGAAGAAGGAATAAATAAATTAGCAAGGGGAGTGGAAGAGATTTCAGAATTATTTCAAGATATGTCTATTTTAGTATCTCAGCAAGGTGATCAAATTGATAATATAGAAACAAATATAAATAATAGTTTAAGTCATGTAGATAAAGCAAATGTTGAATTAAAAAAAGCACAACAATATCAATCAAAAAGGAGAACAAGATGTTTATATTTTGGTTGTGTAATTGGTTTAGTTATAGTAATAGTTATAATAGTTTTGGTAAACTAAAATGTTTCTATATTATTTTTTAAGTAATAAACTCCTAAGTTTATAGTTTTTGTATCTTTGATTTCATTTTTGATAATATTAATTTTTTCATCTTCATTAAAATCGTCAAGAATTTTATTATTAATTGAATAAATAAATTTGTATTTAGTTATAGTATTGTATATTTCTTTGATGTTTGAGTCAAGTGTCTCTTTTATGTGATTAATAATAATATATCCATTGTTATTTGAAATATTTAAATTGAGAGATTCATTAATAATAGGTAATTCCAAATTAAGAAAATTTTTGTCTTGAATGTAATTTATTTCGTTAACAACTGTTTCAATATTACTTTCATTATCTTGAAATAAATCTAAAATAATATTTTCAATAGCACCAGATGGATAATCATTTTTGTATTTTTCTCTCATTTGTCTACGAATTTCTGTTTTTAAATCTTTAATATTATCTTTATAAAATATGTTTACAATTTCATGAATATTTGATTGTTTAATACATAAGATTTTGTTGTTATTTAAATATTTTTTGTATTCATCTTTTAAGTATTTTAATAATATAGTTTTAATATCATTAATATAATCAGCCATGTTTATAAAATATATAAAACTAATTTTAATATTAAATTTTAATTATTATAAATATTATATGAGTAATTTTATAGTTGATTTTTACAAATTATGTAAATATTTTGTTTATTTTAATTTATTTTTAAATGTTTTAATGTTTAATTTATTGAATTATAAATTAACTAATAAAATTAATGATAGATTAATTAGATGGTTATTTTATAGTATAAATTTGAATGGTTGTATTTTAATAAAAATAGTTCAATGGGTTAATACTAATTTAGAGTTAATAGATATTAAGAATGGTAAAATATTGTATAATATTTTTAATTCTTTTTATGAAGATTGTGATATACATGATTTACAATATACAAAAAACATATTTTTGAATGAATTTAAAGAAGATTTTGATGAAGTAATAGAATTGGATAATTTGTATAATATTAAATCTGGTTCAATAGCACAAGTTTATAAAGGTTTTTATAATAATAAAATGATGGCTATAAAAGTAGTTCATCCTGATATTAAATATCAATTGATTTTTCCAATTTTTTATATTAAATTATATAAATTTTTAGTAAAAAATGTGTTTTTTTTGAGAAGTTATGATACTATTTTTATTTTTGATAGTTTTTTTGATAATTTAAAAAATCAAACTAATATGCTGAATGAATATAATAATATGAAATATTTTTATGATTCTTATAAAGAAAATGAATATATTTTAATACCGGAACCTTTGCAAGCAACAAAGAATATTTTAATGATGGACTTTATTGATGGTGAAAAATTAGAATTATTAGATATTTCTTTATTAGAGAAACAAAAAATTGTTAATTTATTAAATTTATTTTTAAAAGATACTTATTATTTTAAAGATTATTATCATTCTGATTTACATGAATCTAATTGGAAAGCAGTAAAATATAATGATTTTTACAAACTTATTATTTATGATTTTGGATATATATCGATTAATAATTTATCTCAAACTTTTAAAGAAATTTCATATTTTAATGATATTTTAGATATTGATTCACTGGTTGATAGATTATATTATCATTGTGAAAATATTAGATTTACTAATAAAGAATTTAAAGATAAATTTAAAAAATATTTGGAAGATTCAAAAGTAAAATTTAGAGAACCATTTTGTGATGAAATAATAATAAGGATGTATAATTTTATATTTATGAATAATATTTGTTTGCAACCAAATATGTTTGAAATGTTTATTTCAACAATATTATTTAAGAAAAATATTTTGAAATATCTTTCTTTAAAAAAAATAGGGGTAAGTAATTCTAATATATTAGTTTCTAGTTATTTAAATTCAATTAGAATCTGTAAAAAATATAATATTTTTCATGAAGTAAAAAATTTTTATGAGGAATTTTATATTAACAATCCCATAATAAAAAATTCTTATGAATTTAATAATATTTATTTAGAAGATTTAGAATCATCAAATTCAATTGATATTTAAACGCGGGGAAATTGCCCCGCACGCAATTGGGAAAGTCGCAAAGCGACTTTATTAACTGGTCGTTCGTCGTGCGACCTCACGGCACAAATCCTGTTCCTTTACATTTTTTACAAATTGTTAATTTAAAATTAAATCCAAAATCTAATTCATTTTTTGTATCTGTAACCCATCCACTTCCAAAACATTCATTGCAAATACTTCCAGAATTTTCTGCTAATTGAGGTTCATTTTTTAGATCTTTTGGTAAATTGGGTTTTGGTGGTAATTTTATATTATCGGGAATTTTTATTACATAATCATAATAATCACAAGGATTTTCTTTCAAAGCAGTATTTAAACGTCTAATAGTATGCCTAAGCATTTTACTATAAAATATATTTTCTCTCTTTATATCAATTTATTTTTTAAAATTGATATAAAAATTTTTTTATTTTTATTATTTAAAATGGAACAAACTAACGATAATCCTGAATATGACTTTTTATATCAAATTGATTTATCAATACAAAGTGGTAATATAAATTATATAAGAAATGCGATTAAAAAATATAAAGGAATATTGAGTGAATATTATATAGATTGGGGGGATAGAATTATTATGGAATTAACGGAAGAATCAATGAATGAAATGGATATTAATTAAACAAAGAATTTATAGTTTTTAAAATTATTTTCTATAAATTCTGTTTCTTTGGTGGAGAGATTAAAGAAATTATAAAGTAATTTATCACGATTCTCTCTATCTATATTTTTTAATTTTGGAAAATTTGGTATTTTTGTTATAACAGGTATAAAACTAAATGCTGCACGTTCAAGGAATCTCATTCTATAATTACAGCATAAAAATATAAATAATGTGAATTTGGTGGAGAGAAAGTATTGAATCTCTTCTAATTCTTCAATATTATAATCGAAACCAGAGATTATATAATTATCTCTCGTGGATACTCCATAAATACCTTCTTTATCAAAATAAGGTATTCCATACATTTTGTGAGGTAATATTAGTTTAGGTTTTTTGAAACAATATTGTGATTTTATGTTTGAATAATTAAATACTATATTTGCTACTAGTCCATCTAAATAACAGGTTTTTATATTGGGAAATTTACAATTCTCTCCACTTGTTTCGGAGAGAATCATTTTTTTTGGAGGAGTATTTGTTTTATTAAATTTTAGTGATCCTACAGAATCTATATGATTTTGTAATTTTTTTAATATATTTATACCATTTATAGGTATTGGATTATTAGGTTTTAATGAATAATTTATAAAATCTCTCTCGATTTTATCATAAATTTTGATGGGTTTATAATCCCAATCACTTGTATCATGATTTTCAATTAAAAAAAAACAAGTAGGTGTTTGAGCTTGATATTTAAATGCTTTAGTGCTGTCAGAAGTACATAAACATTTTATTTTATGAATTTGTAAATTTGTTAAAGTATTGTAAAGATTTGCTTTATCTGTTTTAAGCCAGAGAGAAGGTATAATTAGATTGAGAAATCCTCCTTCGTGAAGTAAATTTAAACTTTTATTAATAAATTCTACATAAACAGATTTACCATCATCTGTTTTTTTAAGATTATTATTTGTTGGTGTTTTTATTGAACCATTAATATTGTAAGGTGGATTTCCGATTATAAAATCAAATTTATCATATTCGTATTGATTTAACGAGAGAAAGCATTTATTTATAATATTTGCTTCATTTGTAAATAATTCTTTTAAATAATCAATATGTGGTGGATAAATCTCAATCATAAATAACATATTTTTGATAATATGTTGTTTGCATTGTTCAGTATTTTCAAATTGGTCGGAGAGATTTTTAATTAATCTATTATATAAATTGAGTGAAAAAGCGCCTTTACCAGCACCAATATCTAACCAAGTTAGGTCTTTCATTTTGAAATATTTTTCAGGTATTAAATCTAAAATTTCATCTACTAAATTATCTGGTGTGTAAACAATACCATAATTATTTATGTCAGATTTATTTAATGAATCACTATTCATTAAATAATATTTAGGATTTTAATTTTTTATTATTACATATTAAATGAGTGAATTTAAAAGATTACAAAGTATAATTGATAAAAAAAGAACACAGAAAAGAACTTCTTCTAGTTTAAATCCTGAAAAAAGATTTAAATTAAAAGATGCATTTTTAGAATCACTTAAAGAAGACGAAAATAAAGAAGAAGAAAAAAAAGAAGATAAAGGGTCATCTTCTATGGATACTGGACAGGGTCGTAAAAAAACACGTAAAAAAAAAGGTAAAAAGCGTAAGACTAGAAAACGTCGTAAAAATCATAAATAATTTAACTATTTTCAATTTGCTCAATTTGTCTGATGATAAACTGATCATTTTTTAGAACGGATTTAACATGTTCTTGATAATGAGGTCGTAGCATTGCTGTATTGCGATCATTTCTAAATTTACTAACAGGAAACCATCCAATTGTTTTTTTTTCATAAAGTCCATTAGTTTTGTTATCTACAATTTGTGGTGCTTGTTTTTCAATAAATCTGTGATTATTTGTGAAATATTTTGGTAAATCTTTATTGTATCTACACCGATAAATGTAAGTTGTGTATTTATCATAACAAATTGATAAAACCATATTATTGTTAATTTCTTCTTCCATTTCTTCTTCT